CTTTTATGCCCTACAACACGTTCCAGCTTCTTTTCGTTACGAAAATCTCCTACTCTTTGATCTTTTTTACCTGGACATTCTACAAACACATCATCTTTCTTTTCTTCTTTTGGTATCTCTGCTTGAGGTGGTTTTACTTCGGGTAAAGGTTTTGGTTCTTGATTTACTGGTGCAGCTTCCTCAACAATAATAAGTTGATCTGGCTGATAATTCATCGGTATAAAAGACGGATATGGACAGTTACTTACAACTCCATTGGGATCGTCTATCAATAAATTTCTATTTCCTGTATTTTTAACATCTCGATGAAAATATTTACAACCTATAGTTTCTACATTTAAAGGTTCATAACCTGGTAATGATACTTGTGGAACGTAAACCTCTGGTATTTCTATATTTGGAATACTTATTTCTGGTATTTCCAATTATAATTTAAGTTTTTTAGGAATAGCCATAGATGGGCCTGTTGTCTTAGGTAAACCTTTCTCTAATACATTTGGCATCATGCCTTTTACGTTGCCCATTACCTGATTCATCATCTTTGCTTTAAACTGCTCAGATGTTACATACTTATATCCAAAGTACCCTCCTCCTATAACTGAAGTTACCATTATGAATGAGATGATACTCAAAACATTAGCGATTTTTTGAAACATGATTAAAGAAGCATTAATTAAGGCTTTAGCACCTATTTCTTTAATGGTGCTTTTTCTGATTGTGGGCTTGGCTCCGCTATATCTGATGGCTGGTTTAATGACTCGATCTTTTTCAAAACAAGCTCCCCAAACTGAATACCGCCCTGCAAAACATTAATATTTTGTACAGATTCATTTAAAACTCTTTGAGCCTGATCTCTTGTTTTTGTCTGTTTATCTAATTCTTCTTTCCATTCTAAAATTTGTTTTTCAGTAATACTTTTCATGGTTTTTTTCTTATTTTATCAAAAAAGTTTATTTAAACAATTTCGGTTAAGTTCATTTTATATTTTTTGCCATTTCTATTGTTTAACATAAATATTGAATTTTCTCCTTCTTGAAGAGTCCAATCGCCCCAAGTGCCATCAACATCATTCTGTTTACCTTCGTTTGAAAAGTGCATATCGTTTACGTATAAATTCGCCCATCTATTAGAAGAACCACCTAAATTATAATTATTATTTGTAGCTGGTATTAAATTTCCACTACCATCTATATATATTCTATCAGTACCACCTTCTCTAAATACTAAACCGTTTGAGCCTATTCCTACATATAAATAATTTCCATGATGTTGAATTTTCACAGCATCTCCTGTCCAGTTTCCGTTAGAAAACCTTATATCACTATGAGATTGTATAGTTGCAGCACCAGCACCACCTGAGAATGTGACATCACCTGTAAAAGTACCACCACCAGCAACGTCTGAGAATGATGCAGAGGTAATATAACCAGCACCGTTAGTTAGTTGATTATTGTTAGTTGGAATCGTTGGCTTATTACTTAAGTTGTTGTAATTAAGGTAATGAGATCCCTGTTGTCCATCTAATAAATCTGCATCTAGCCCAGAACCCGACCCATCATTATTTGCGTTCCACACTGCATAAAAATTTGACCCATCTGGACTAAAAGATATTGCATCTTTTATTCTTAAACGTGAACTATCTTCCGAATTACCTAACTCTAAAAAACCAGAAGCGTTCCATTGAATATAGGCTTTATTTGTAGTGGCTTCTCTAAATCTTATAAATGGATTATTTGAATTTTGTAATATTATTTTTTCATCAGAACTCGGAGATAGTGTAAGGATTCCAGACATAGTATCATTCTGATCTGATCTAACAAATTGTGTTGAGTCAATACCATCTAATAATGCTGCATTACCACCATCACCTGCCCCTGATAATGCTGCTGATGTTATGTAGCCAGCACCGTTTGTCAATTGATTATTATTAGTTGGAATTGTAGGAGTGTTATCGATATTGTTGTAATCTACATTTGATAAATTTGCTCCGTTACCAGAGAAAGCTGTTGCGGTGCAAGTTCCTGTTACTGTGAATCCACCCGAAACTGTTTCTGCTTTTTTACTGTTGTCGTGATATAACTCTACACCATCATTTCTTTTACATCTAATAGCGTCATCATTACCAGAATCTCCAACTCTTAAAAATAAATCAGCAGTTTTATGTTTTATATAGCCATTACTTCCATCGTGAAAAATTTCTATATCATCACTAGCACCAAAAACGGCTTTAGCGTTGTCTCTATCTAAAAAAAGACTTCCATCACTTATTTTTACTCCTGATGAAATTGTCTCAAACATTTGAGTATTAGCGTGATATAGCTTTACAGCACCACCCGCATTAAATTGTGCAATAGTTTGATTATCTGCTAAATTTTTAAACTGAAAAGTGCCATCATTTAAAACATTTAGAGTACCAGTACTATTTTTTATCCATGATTCCGTTCCATCATGATAAATTTGTAGATCTTCACCAGTACCAAATTTAGCTTTATCATTATCACCAAATAAAATATCGTTGCCATTAGTATCTAAGTCACCGCCTAACTCAGGTGAACTGTCATTTACTAAATCTGTACTAATACTATTACCTGATGCTGCTGTTATACGTCCTTGAGCATCTACAGTAATGCTTGGAATGGAAGTGGACGATCCATAGCTGCCAGCCGTCACAGATGTGTTAGCAAGTTTGTCAGCGTTTACTGCGTCATTTGATATGTTAGCTGTACCGACTAGACCAAAACTTGTATTTCCATTAGAGTCTGTTTTTAATACACCATTATTTGTAATAGTCTCTGGCAAAACTAGCGTATAAGTTGCACCTGCACTATGAGGTGGTGATTTAATTTTTACTCCATGTGTGTTTTCTGCGCAATTAAGCTGAATATAACCTTCAGTTGATCCAGATGTACCTTTGGCTTCCAAGCTTGGTACAGATGTAGTAGATATAAGATTTAACTTTGCCTCAGTTACAGCATCATTATCAATAGTAAATGTTGCACCTGAGTTTGATACTGTAATGTCGCCTTTGTCTCCATCACTAATCCCACCACCAGAAACTTTTGCGACAGATCCGTCATCTTTTTTAAAAAATAATTCACCAGTATCGGTTCTTACGGCTGGTTCACCTAAAACAAGATCACTAGCCCCTGGATCGCTACCACTTGCTCTTTTAAATCGAATTTGATTAGCCATTGGCTTTTACCTCCTATGACTTAATAAGTTCCACCGTCTATGTTAAAACTAGATGCACTTTCGTCTTCTAAAAATGTAACCAGATCAGACAATGCCACTTGTTTCATCGTTCCAGCATCGTTACAAACAAACCTGTCTGCTGCTGCTAAAGTAGTTGATGTTGCTGAAGTCCCACCATCCATTAAATTCAATTCTGAAGTGGTTGATGTAATGCCATCTAACACGTTCAGTTCAGTAGCAGTTGAAGTAACGCTTGTTAATTTACTTACAGGTAAAGTTCCTGTTATAGAACTAGCAGCTAAATCAATAGCAATTTCAGTGGATTCAATAACAAGACCACCATTAGCTTTTAGATCAACAGATAAAGTATTTCCAGACTTATCAAGTCCATCCCCTGCTGTAATTTGACCAGCACCAGAAAATTGTGCAAAAGTAAGATTATTAGTTCCAACTACTGCTGATCCTTTATTGCTAGTGCAAACGAACCCATTATCAGCATTAACAGAACCTTGTTCTACGAAGGTGAACATTCCTGCTGCGTCTGCACCAGCAGCTAAATCACTAGCTCTAGCTGGTGACGATCCAACAATATAAATACCATTCTCACTAGCTGTACTTTGATCTTTAACAAGAACTCTATCATTTGTAGAAAGAGTAACGCCATCTAGCGTGTCTCCATTATTAAGAGCAGTAGAAATCGTAATATTTGCGGTTGTTGCAGCGACACAACTATCTTTAACATCTAATCCTTGAGAAGTAGCCTCAACAAAGCCACGAGTTGCAGCATCCTGAGTATTGACTGGATCTGCTAAGTTTGTAATTGTCTGACTATTTAATGAAACTGAAGCTGTTGGTGCAGCCATTTGATCTAACCTATTAACTCTTACACCAGCATCAAAATCTGAAATTTTTGTATGAGCTAAAGAAGGAATATCTGCTGCTACTAAAGCTCTAAATGTTGGTGCAGCATCACTCCCTGTTGTAGGACCAGATAATACTGAATTTGCTGCCCTTACTGTATCTTTATCAAAAAAACTTCCTGTACCAGCAATAGCTTCAATGGTTGTAGCAGATCCTCCTGCACCTCCAGTTCCAATACCAATAAATAGTTTTTTACTGCCTTCTGCAAAAGCTAACTCAGCATTTGCAAGGCTTGTTGGTGCTGAAGATCCTGTTGATCTTTTTATGCGTACTGTGTTAGCCATTTTTAAAAGTTTCCTCCGTCTACGAGTGTAAGTTTGGTGGTTGTAGCATCTGCTTTAAATGTACCACTAGATGAATCGAAGTACACTACTGAATCATTGACTTTAGCGGAATCATCTAAAGTAGTTCCAGTTGTAGCAAAAGAAGGTCCTTGAGATCCTTGAGTTGTTACTTCAACTGTAGTTACATCAGATATTTGACTGACAGTAACAGAATTGGGAGTGCTCATGCTGTATAACCTTCACTTATAAATAGTTTACCTTCTAAATAATAATTTTTGCTACCGCTTGGTTCTGTTAGCAATACATCATAAAATAAAATATTTGGAGTAAATGTTGCTGTATCGGTATCTGATAATGATATATCAACAATTCCGTTTGATCTATCAGTATATACAACTGTCCAATCCGCATATTTTATAGAACGTGGTTCGTCATAAACTTGTGCAGCAACAGTATATCCCGTCAAATTTATTGCCGATCCAGTTGAATCTTTAAAAGTTAAACGAATAGGAAAATCTGCTCTTCTATCAACTTTAAAATTCTTTTTTCCTGGTACAATTGCCATCAGATGTATGGAGATTCATAAGGTGATTCACCAAGCATATCAGTTTTCCATTGTGCTTTTAAGGAAGCTTCATCTGTAGCTGCTTCTATAGCACTATCAGCAGGTGCATCTCTTAATGCTTGCTTTTTGGCAACAATTTCAGTTGTATTAGCTCCAGTTTCTAATGCTTTTTGAAATTCAGTATCAAGCTCTTCAAATTTTGATTTTCTTCCAATTCTTATATTAGCCCTATGAATTTCTTTGGCTTTTGTCATGTCTGTTGAAATAATACTCATTCACCTACTCCATCTGTTAAATCTGATTCTGAAACAGTCCAAGCATTTCTGAAACTCCAATCATCAGGAATATCAGAATCTTCTACTATTTTATACTTTTTTCCTTTTGGAACATCTTTTTTTGCGATTTCTTCAATAGTATAATTTTCGCCTGTATTAGGATTAATTTCAGTTAAAACTGGCATTACAATAGCTACAACACCATTATCTTGTAAATATAAAATCTTACTCATAATTACCTCACTATTACTAAGTTCATGTCTGCATTATAAGCAGAATAGGTAACATAACGAAGTGTGACCCTTACACTTGATGTGAATACACTATAAACCTGTGCTGAAGCAACTCCACTTCCCAAGTTAGTGCTTGTTACTGGAGAATATGTAGCAGACGGAAAATTTGTTGAAAAATTAAAAGTTGCATCCCCAGTTCCATTATTTGTGATAGATGAAATATTTCCGCTTCCTTGAATACTTTTACTACTATTTATACGACAAAAAGCTCTACAACCAAATATTTGTTGTTCTGTACCAAAACCTCCATCTAAATTTATCTCATCAGCAAATAAAGTCATCAATGAACCTCCATTAAAATAAACTTAAATTTCTTGCCATTGCGTCTGTTAATCAAGAATAGCGATGTTTCTCCTTCCTGTATAGTATAGCTTCCCCAAGTTCCGTCAACGTCATTAGATCTACCTTCGTTAGATAAGTTTAAATCATTTGTATAAATATTTCTCCATCTCAAGCTTGAACTTCCTAAATCTTTTGTATTATTTGTAGCTGGTGTAAGATTTCCAAGTCCAGCAATGTCTGTTATTGTTGCTCCTAAAGCTACAGATGTACTACCAATTGTAAATGAACTTGATCCAGTTAATGCAATAGTTCCGTCAGCATCAGGTAAAGTCAGTGTTCTATTAGAAGTTACTGATGCAGGAGCTTTCAATATTACATAATTTGTTCCATTAGAACTCGCCTCACTAAATCTGATCTCATTTTCATTATTTAAAGTTATGCCATTACCGTCAAAGGTGAGTTGTTCTGTACCACTTGAACTAAATCCCATTACATTTGCAGATTTTCTAAATAAACCTAAATCTGTGTCTGTGTCAAAACTTAATGCGGGGGCAGAAGCACTACTTGAGTCATCAATTAAAAGTTGACCTGTCATAGTTCCACCTGATTTAGATAGTAAACCTAAGTTTGCTTGATCAATATTTCCTATTTCTGTGAAACCACCATTAGAACTATTTCTAATTTTTAATATTTTTGAGGTGGTATTTAGAAAAGGCATACCAGCTACACATTGACTGGCAGCTAAATCAGTAGATTTAGAATTACTTGATTGAATTGCAGCAAAAACATTGTTAAGGTCAGTTCTAACATTAGCCCCAGAAGCATTTTCAATTGTATAATTTGTTACGTCAGCCATAGTTAATAACTATTTTTCTCCATGTTACCCTCCTTTGCCGAAACCAACAGCACTGTAGGTAAAGTTCCTATCAATACTAGCATTACTTGAGTTTTTAAAATGAACTGTAAAGCTCGTACCAGATATATTAGTTAGCTCAAAGAAATCACCCGATGCCATATTTTGAGGAGATATATTAACAGAAGGTAAGAAATTATTTAGATTACCTAAAGCTGACGTTCCAACAAAAAATGGTGCCGTGAATGTCACTACCTTTGCTCCTGCTCCAGATGCTATTACAGATGACTGTTCTGTTCTAGAAGGCATTGTTGCTGTGTATCCTGCTTGCTGTAAATTCATATTTTGTGCTACATCTGCTGTATTTAAAGTTATTCTAAATTGAAATCCTCTACCTTTAAATGTTCCATTAGCAAAATCATTAAAGGATGTATAAGTAGGAGAGCTAGAAGGATTATCTGTAGTAGTTCTTACAGCTATTTTAGCGTTAGCGTCATTTGCAACTGTTCCATCAAAATCCGTCCAAGTATCGATTAAATCTGTTCTATTATCAAATTGATCACCTACATAAAAACCAACCCCTTGAAAATGTCTTTTTAAAGTAAGAGAGAATGTGCCACCAAGATCAAGAGTTTCTACAAAGTCATAAGTACCACTATTATTTGCTGTAGGATCTGTAAGTTTTAATCCACCAAGAGTTGAATCAAATACAACATTAGACTTCGTTCCGTTAAAAGGTGTTGAATCTGTATCTTCTCTGTCATTTTTAACAACTATGGAATCAAGAATATCAACTATGGATAAAGATACACTAGCTGGATTAACGCTAAATCTACCTCCATCGTCTTGAAATTTCAAAAGATAAGTCCCTGGAAGTGCAGCACAAATCACCTCTGTTGAGTTGCCAGCAACAGCCTCAACAACATCTTGTGCTGATTGAAAACTAGCAGATCCACCTATTTGATTAGTATGCCTCACATATACACGACCACCATGCAGTACATCTACCGCTACTGCTTGCTTAAATTTAAGTCTGACAAATTGCTCATTAATAGGCTCAATAGTTAAATTAGAAACATCCTCTGGTAATGCTGTTTTACCTTTTGCTGTAAATGTTGTAGTTGTAGAATTAGGGGATAATTGTAGAGATAAATTATAAGAAAATACTTCAATAGTATATTCACCTTTTTTAGTATCCAAAAGCTCGAAATCACTACTAAATACAATCTGAGATACATAGTTATTATTTTCAAATTTATAATTTACTAAATACTGAGTTACTCCTTGAACAGGCTGCCAATCTACAATTAGCTTACTTCGAGCAATACTATTTATAACAACTGTTTTTTCACTCACAGTAAGGTTACTTGGAGAGGCTACTGGGGCGTTTAGTAAGGAAATATTTCTTGTTGGTAATGCAACTCCATTTTCAATGAAATTGTACTTACCTTCAACATAAGTCAAAGCTGTTATCACATAATTAATATCATCCTGTTCTTCAACTTGTACTACTCTAAATAATTGCGATTGGAGTGTTGTACTTGAAAGAAGGTAAGGTGAATTTGGTTTAGGTGCTGAAGAAAAAGCACTTACTGTTAAAACTGCACCATTAATATCTGTAATTGATTTTGTTTCAACTGTGCCATTAGGCAAAATAGCACTAATAGTTGGATTATCTCCCAAAGCGGGGATATTCGTTTCCGTTACTGCATCAATAGTTATAGATGTTGTTGAAGCAGCTACAATACGACCTCCTCGTCTTACTCCTGCGCGCACTGGATCGTTTATCTCAATTACAGATCCAGGTCGAACTACAATGCCAGAATCTATAGAAGTGGTAAAAGTAACTGTCTCAGATTCATTTTGTTCAGCAAAAAGTATTGCACGACCCAATCGAGCCGCTTGGTTGCGTGAAGTACAAGCAAAAGCTTTTACTTGTTTTATTATTGTTCCAAATTTAGCTATAGCCGTAGCGTCTTCAACAACTTCAAAATCTACCTCTTTTGAGTCCATATTAAAGTAACTGACAGATATAACGCTATGCCTAGTCTTTAAACTACTACCTGAGTAATTAAAACCACCTTCTCCTACGTTTGCCAAATTAAATAGATAACTGGCTGTTGTAGGTTTATCTTGAGATAAATTTATGCCTCCAGCAGACCATATTGGCATACATCTCATCACACCCGCCAAATCATTTATTGCTGCAAATGCTTCCTTTGGACTTTGTATATTTACATTGCAACTAAATCTAGCTTCTTTCGCTCCTGATCCTGTACCATCATCAACTTCTTCATTGGCAAACTTACTTGCTGCTACAAAACTAAATAAATCTAAATTACTATCTGTAATATGATTTCCTAATCCATAACGAGTATTAGTAAGTAAATCTAGCAAACACATTGAAGGACAGTTGGTATAAACAGCAGCACCCATAACACCATTAAAAATATAACCACTTGGATAAATTATTCTGCCTGTTTGATTATCAACAGTAGGAGTACCAGAACTGGAAGCACCTGGGCCTGGTATTCTTACTTTTATACCTCTTATACGATATTTTCTTGTAGGAATACGATTGAATTGTTTACTATCAAGTCTTAAAGCAACATAAGCACTGTTTGGATAAGAAGAGTTGTTATCTATAACTTCTTGAAGGCTGGTAAATTGAAAAGCATTTACTCTATTATCTTCTGTGCTATCGGCTGTAACGCGAACCACTCTAATATCAACAGGGAAATCACCAGTAATGTTAATTCTATGATCTCTTGCATAAGCATCTGCTGTTCTACCACTGACAGAACTTGAAATAACATCAGTAAAACCACCAGAATTATATTGAACTTGAATCTTGTAAGCTACTGTATCACCTACTATATCTCCGTCATCTTCTGCTACTTGTATTTGAGGCCAAGTTAAAGTAACAATAACAGCATCAACATCTGTGTTAGTAACTTGTCTTGTCACAGGATTAGAAGTAGTTACAACAACAGACACACCAGTAGGTGACCTACTTTCGGCAGGGATACCACTCATGGCAGTTTGATTGGACGTTCCAAACTTGGATTTAAAAGTTACATCTGTGAAATTGAAATCGCTACTATCAGGATTCGAGCTAGTAGCATTTGAATTTAAAATAGGAGTATCGTCAAGAAAAACATCTTTTAAACTTGCATTTTCATAAGCAGTTGTTCCTTTTACAAGACCTTCTTTAGAAGCAGAGGCAAAACCTTCTATTTCACCTTCAGAAATTAGATCTTGAACAGTAGCAAAAGCTCTGCTATGTAAAGTATCAGGAGCACGATATGGAGGGGGTGGTGGCTTCGGGCCACCTCCAGAACCTTTAATAATCTTAATTTCGTCTGTCATGCTTCTACCTGATTAGTGTCAACT